ATGAAGACGAAAGCGAAATGGATTTTGACAATGACGGCGAAACAGACGAGCACGAAGAAGAGCACGAAGATTTAGAAGATAGAGTTGTTGATTTAGAAGACAAACTAGATGAACTAATGGCTGAATTCGATGATCTAATTGCTGGCGAAGGCGAAGCAGAAGAAGAAATGGAAATGGAATCTGCAGAAACTGAAGAAGAAGCAATTGAAGAAGAAGCAGAAACTGAAACTGAAGAAGTAGTTGCTGAAGAAACTGAAGAAGTTATCGAAGAAGGTTTAGAAGCGGCACAAAAGCCAGTTACTACAGAGCCAGAAGGAACTAACAAAGCAAGTGCTAACAACGACGATGGCGGCAAAGATGCTGGCACTGGCGGCGAAGCGGCAATGAGTTCAGGCGAAGAGAAAGGTCGTCCTGCTCCAAAGGCACAAGATATGGGTGTTGATGGACCTCAAGACGCTGAAATGAAAAAGGCGTAATTAATGGCGTTCCTACAAGAACAATTATCTTATGATGCGGCTCAAGTAGTACTTGAGAACGAGGCTAGTGAAGACGGCAAAAAGTCACTTTACATGAAAGGCCTCTGCATCCAAGGTGATGTTAGAAACGCAAACCAAAGAATTTATCCAGTCAATGAGATCAGTAATGCTGTAAAGACATTAAAAGAGCAAATTGGCGGTGGATACAGTGTTCTCGGTGAACTAGATCACCCAGAAGACTTAAAAATTAACCTAGATCGTGTTAGTCACGTCATTACAGATATGTGGATGGAAGGTGCTAACGGATTTGGAAAGTTAAAAATACTCCCGACACCAATGGGTACGTTAGTAGAGACCATGTTGAGTAACGGAGTGAAATTAGGTGTCTCAAGTAGAGGTAGCGGTAACGTTAACGAAGCAAACGGACACGTAAGTGATTTTGAAATAGTAACTGTTGATGTTGTAGCACAACCAAGTGCTCCTGATGCCTATCCAACTGCAATATATGAAGGTTTACTGAATATGAAAGATGGACATAAGTTGATGGAAATAGCGGCAGAGGCTAAAGAAAGTATCACAGCACAACGATATCTTAAAGAGGGAATTATTTCTCTCATTAAGGATCTTAAAATATAGGAGAAATCGATGCTAGATGCAATGAAACCCTTGCTAGATAGCGAACTTGTAAACGAGGATACTCGTCTTCAAATCCAAGAAGAATGGGATAAGAAGATGGCTGAGACTCGTGAAGAAGTTAGAAGTGAACTTCGTGAGGAGTTTGCTCAACGTTATGAGCATGACAAAGAAACAATGGTGGAAGCACTTGATCGCATGGTATCCGAAAGTCTAGAAGCAGAAATTCAAGAAGTGGTTGCTGAGAAAGAAGCACTTGCTGAAGATCGTGTTAAGTTTAATCAGAAAATGGTAGAAACTAGTGACAAGTTTAGTAAGTTCCTAGTTACTAAACTTTCTGAGGAAATCAAAGACTTAAGAGAAGACAGAAAGACTCAAGCAGAAAGTATTAATAAACTTGAAGAGTTTGTAGTTAAAGCACTTGCTAAAGAAATCAAAGAGTTTGCACAAGATAAGAAAGACATCGTGGAAACGAAAGTTAAATTGGTTGCTGAAGCAAAAGATAAACTAGAAGCACTGAAAGATAGTTTTGTTGAAACTAATACTAAGAAACTTGAAGAAACTGTAGCCAAGCGTCTAGAAGACGAATTATCACAACTTCAAGAGGACATTAAAGTTGCTCGTGAGAACAACTTTGGACGTAGAATCTTTGAAGCATTTGCTACTGAGTTCACAGGTACACACCTTAATGAGAACGCAGTTGTACGTGAACTTAAAGATGAAATTGAAAAGCGTGATAGTAAGTTAGCGGAAGCGAAAGAAACACTAGAGAAAGCAAAAGTACTAGTTGAATCGAAAAATAATGAAGTACAAAGACTCGTAGAGTCTAATGAACGTACTGAAGTTATGGATGATTTACTTGGACCTTTAAATGCAGAGAAGAGAGAAATTATGTCTAATTTGTTAGAGAACGTTCAAACTTCTAGATTACAACATACTTTTGAGAAATACTTACCGGCTGTTCTTGCTAATAAATCAGTAATTGCGGAAGCAAAAACTGAGAAAAAACAATTAGTTGAGAGTACTGGTAATAATATTAAAAACGAGAAAAAAGATCCATATAGCGACAGTATTGACAATATAGTTGATATCCGTCGTCTAGCAGGTCTTTAATTAAACTGATATAAAGGAGAAAATAATGTCAGAACAATTAACAGAAGGTCGTTGGTCAGAGACTAAAGATGCCTTGCTAGAGGGTCTTCAAGGAACTAAAAGATCAACAATGGGTGTTGTCCTAGAGAACACTAAGAACTACCTTTCAGAGGCTGCATCAACTGGTGCTACTGCTTCTGGTAACGTTGCAACACTAAACCGTGTAATTCTTCCAGTTATTCGAAGAGTTATGCCTACAGTTATTGCTAACGATATCGTTGGTGTACAACCAATGGCTGGTCCAGTTTCACAAATCCACACACTACGTGTAAGATATGCTGAGACTTTAAACGCTACTGGTTCTGCAAACGATACTACAGCAGGCGACGAAGCACTAAGTCCTTTCCAAATCTCAACTGCATACGCAGGTGATGGTACAGCAGGAAACGGTGCGTCTACAGGCGCTCTAGAAGGCGACGGTGGTAGAGGTATTTCAGTTCAACTACTTAAACAAGCGGTTGAGGCTAAAACTAGAAAACTACAAGCACGTTGGACATTTGAGGCGGCACAAGATGCTAATTCAATGCACGGTATTGATGTTGAAGCAGAAATTATGGCGGCACTTGCTCAAGAAATTACTGCTGAGATCGATCAAGAGATCCTTGCTTCTTTAAGAGCATTAGCGGCAACTGAATTCACATTTGATCAGTCTGCTGTTTCAGGTACTGCTACTTTCGTTGGTGACGAACACGCGGCTTTGGCTGTTCTTATCAACAGAACTGCAAACCTAATTGCACAAAGAACAAGACGTGGCGCTGGTAACTGGGCGGTTGTTTCACCACAATCACTAACAGTTCTACAAAGTGCTACTACATCAGCATTTGCACGTTCAACTGAAGGTACATTTGAAGCACCTACTAACACTAAGTTTGTTGGTACTTTAAACGGTGCTATGAAAGTATACGTTGATTCATATGCTTCAGACAGTACAGCAGTACTAGTTGGTTATAAAGGTTCAAGTGAAAGTGATGCGGCTGCATTCTACTGCCCATACATCCCATTAATGAGTAGTGGTACAGTACTAGATCCTAGTACATTTGAGCCAGTTGTTTCATTCATGACTAGATATGGTTATGTTGAACTAACTAACTCAGCATCTTCATTCGGTAACGCAGGTGACTACGTTGGTGAAGTTGCAGTTTCTAACCTTTCATTCTCATAATAGAATAATAGTTACAAACAGAAAAAAGGAGTCGAAAGACTCCTTTTTTTGTGACTTAAGAAAATAGACTTAGCCAATAGCAAAAATCATTGCGTGAAAAACTATTGGCTAGCATTTATTATACATAACCATCATAAATATGTGCATAAGTCTTTGAGGAATTTGTATGGATTTTTTAACATTTGTTGGTGACGTGGGATTTCCGATTGCTGGAGCAGTAGCGGCCGGATATTTTGTATTTCTAACAATAAAATTTATTTTAGCCGGCGTAACTGGCGGAGTTAACGGTTTAAAAAACATTATTGGTGCTTTGGATAACAGAGTACAAACAATGAACAACGACTTAGTCAAAATAGATGCGTTACTGAGTCACGTTGTTGGAGTTAAACCAAATATTGATAGACTTGCCGCTAACGAAGGCAAGGAAGACGCACGAAGGGATTAAGGAAATGAGCGAAGTAGAAATTAAAGAATTAGAACACAAGCACAGTGAGGAGAGTATGGAAAACAGTTGGAAAGACGAATTGATAGTAATTGTTTTTGCATTGCCAATTGTTGTAACTTTTTTAGCACCTATATTCAGTGAAATGACACTGGCACAGGCATGGGACAATTTAGCAAAAGCACCAGAGTGGTACACAACAGTAATTAATATTTTAGTACTTGTTATATTTGGACTTAAAGCAGTTGTGTACAAAGTAGCAGATAAACTGTTTGGTACATCAAGCAGTGGAAGTAGTTGTAAGTACAAAGGAAAGTAAATGACAGCAGAGTTGGCCGCACAAATTAATCAATACGGTTTTCCAATAATAGCCGCAATGGGATTGGGATACTTTGTTTATTACATTTGGGGTTGGGTAACAACAGAAATTCAACCAGTGATTGGGGAATCACAAATGACACTTATTAAGTTAGTAGACAGAATAAGAATGTTAGATAACGATATGATTCGTTTAAACACTAAGTTGCAAATGGTTTTAGAAATGAGGCAAAAGGGGCAGTTGGATTTAAACCAACAAGACAGCGATGATTTAGAGGAGATAATCGGTAGGTATGCATCAACTAGTGAAACATTTGATCAAGATCCTGCTAGGCATAATAAGCCTAAGTAGTGTAGCATCAGATTTAACTTTTCAATTTGGCAATCCGTCATTTAGTGGTGTTGGACAGTCACAACACTTCATTAGTATTGAACAATTACAGTACACACGTAACCAAGACATAAAAGACAAACAAGAATCAGACGCCAAACAAGCCGCAAGAGATGAAGAAAACGAACTTATCAACAAGTTTGTAAACAATGTTCAATCTCGTATCTACGCACAGATATCAAAACAAATGGTAGACAATATGTTTACAGACGACGGTGATACATCTGGAACAGCAGAGTTAGATGGTGCAACTATACAGTGGACTAAAGATTTAACAACGGAAACTATTACTATACAAATCACAGAAGACGATGGAACTTATACAGAGTTAACTGTGCCACTAACAGGATTTGGATTCTAATGGAAAACTTACTTGTACTTTTAATACTTGGTTGTTTTATAGGTGGGTGTTCTGCTGTTGCAGAAAAACCAGAGATGCAAGTAGAACCACCAATGAAGTTTGTTTCTACAGTAGAAGATGAATTAGTTAACTTACCAAGACTAGATGCTCCTATTATGACAATAGCAGTATATGATTTCAAAGACCAAACTGGACAACGTAAACCAAGTGAAAAGTTTTCACAACTATCTACAGCAGTAACACAAGGTGCAGAAAACTTTGTTATTGATGCTTTACAGAGAGCAGGAGATGGTGATTGGTTTATGGTAATTGAAAGACACGGATTAAACAACTTAGTAAAAGAAAGACAGTTGGCAAAGTCTGCCTACGACATTTACGATAAAGACAAAAAGGAAAACAAACCAACACTACAACCATTAAAGTTAGCAGGACTTATACTAGAAGGTGGAATAACAGGATACGATACAAACATAGTATCGGGTGGTAGTGGTTTAAGATATTTTGGTATCGGAGGGGATACTGAATATAGAACTGACCAAGTCACAGTTTCGATGAGACTTGTGTCGGTTAACACTGGTAAAGTATTGATGACGATTAATACTTCTAAAACTATAGCCAGTGTTAAAGACGACTTTAATGTGTTTAGATTCTTTGATTTGGGAACTAAAGCATTTGAGTTGGAAAGTGGTTCAGCAACTAATGAGCCAACGTCAATGGCAACTAAGGCGGCTATTGATCAGGCAGTTATCGAAATGATTTATAAAGGAGAGAAAAAAGGCCTTTGGAAATTCTCCCCAAAGTCGTTGAAAGAAGATGACATATACATAACAAACGAGGAGAAGAAAGATGTATAAGAATATAATCCTTGTTTTGTTATTTTGGACAACATATGCTATAGCAAATGATATTTACATTCAGCAAGCCGGCGACTCGTTAGATTTAGATATTGTTCAAGATGGACAAGACAACGTTATAGGTACATCTAGCACCGCTGTTGGTTTAAGTGGTGATGACATGACTTTTGACATCACACAAACAGGTAGTTACAACACAATATCAGCAACTATTAAAGGTACAACATATACTGGTACTTGGGATTTCACAGGTAGTTCGAACACAGTAGATTTACTTTGTAGTAGTTCAGCAACTGGTGATTGTGATAGTGTAACACTTAACATAACAACAACTGGCGACGATAACGATTACACAATTAGAATTGGTGAAACATCTACTTCTGATAGTACTACCGTAAACTTCACACTAACTGGTGATAACAACATCATGACACCTACAATT